TGAGATAAGGTCATTCCCATATAACCTTGTTGTGTTTTACTTCTTTTTCGTTTAGCCATTAGCTATCACCTGTTTATTTATATGTTCTTTCAATGCTTCTGCAATTCGCCTGGTATCTTCTATTGCGGCTTCTTCTTTTGGGGTTCTTAACACCTTGCTGTAACTGTTATGTAATGAGTGTCTTTTTTCATTATGTAATTGGCGATATTCAGCCCATAGTTGAGTATTAAGCGTAGTTGCTAAGTTTTTAGCTTTTCCCCAATATATGGCTGCAAGGTCATACTTTTCTTCTTTCTCTTTCTGGATGGCTTTGTTCGCTGCTGCTATATAATTCATATCTTCCACTTTCATCTCCTTAGATTTGTAACCGGTCTGAATTTTGGATAAAACAACCCCCCAACGGTGGCGCTGTAATTAAATTTGTATTGTTATTTTTATTATTCTAATTCGGCTATTTGTATTTCTAACTCAGATATCTTTTCATGTAATGAATTAATTTCATTCATTGCTTTTGAATACTTTTTCTGTAGTGCTATCTTTTCTTTCTCTCGCCTGATATCGGCTTTCAGTTCTTCCAGTAACTGAGCATGCCGTCTTATGAACTCAGGTCGCATTTCACCGCGACGTAATTTAGTGGTTCCGTCTTCCTGCTTAACTTTTTTGCTGGGGAAGTTACTTTCCTTGCCTTCCTTGTTGAACTGCTCTTGCGCCCGAACGTAAGCCAGTTTATTCAGTGCACCTTTCTCGCTCAGATAAGCCTTGCTAGCACCGCGAATGACATAGACTTCACGCATTTCAATTTGGATATCTTGGTTGGTTGCAGCTTCAATGGGTTTAAGTATTTTCATATATATTCCTCTCCTCTGACTCGTGCTATTTCTTTGCTTGCTATTTGCATGTAATCCGATATAGCAAGAAGTGCCGTTGCAGTATCATTATCCTCTAGATTTTCAAGAAGCATATTTAATAAAACTCTTGATCTCTCAATTGCATTTCTGGCTGGTTCTAATTCTATTTTTAAATCAGAACCTATTTTTTTTGTTTCGATAACTGAATCAAGAATGCAATCTAATTTATTAATATCCCGATACTGCATCATTGATAGTGTGCGTACAGCGCGTAACATTGCGTGAGTATCAGTGCTGGCTTCATCTTCAACCGTTTTTAATAACGGAATTAATATAGCCTGTATTTCTTCATTAACTTCAAGTGCGTTCCGCAAGTAAGATTTACCACCAATTAGTTTTTTCATGTTATTGATCCCTGTTTTGTTTTTCATGATTATATTCCTCAGCAGCTTCCCTTAATTTTTCAGCCAGCACCTTAGACTGACGATAAATACCACGGCACATTAAATAAGTATCCGGTTCTGCTTCGTTCTGAGTTGCAGTGAGTACAGGAAATATTGACGCTTCAATTTCCTCTGCAATTTCGACGGCTGTTTGTAATTTATTGTTCATTTTTTAATTTCCGCTAAATGTGTTTTATTAATTAATCGTTCACATCTATCCTTAGTGATACTGGTCATTGAAATTAATTCACCAATAAGAGATCTGAATCTAGCGGCTTCTTTGAGGTGATTGATTTCCATTTGACTAAGTAAAGGCGCTATTTCATCCATTAATTTAATTGCGTAATTATTTGCAGTAGAAGCTGAATGATAAATACTTTCTTCCTGTGTTTTTGATGCATTATGGGTCTGGATGACGGCTACTGGAGTACTCATGTATATGTCCTTATTGTAATCGGATCAAATTAATATTTTATGTAATTATCTGCGTGGGGACGTAACTTGACCCGCCCACGCTGTGATATATGAACTAGACAGCATCATTTTTGCTTGTTGGTAGCTTTCAGCAACGCATTTAATTCTGATGGGGTGTTTTTGATTGATATCAGAACGCTTAATTGCTGCGAAAATAAACGTTTTCATGGTGAATTCATTCCTCCAGCTTTGCTATTAGATACATTACTAGTGAAGATGACCTTTGCTTGGAATGAATAATGTCAAGGTATTTTTAATGGAGTCAATGGTATTTTTAAAATACTTGTGTATTTTTTATCTTGTTGATTTATAAAATATTAAAGTTTTAATATGGGTATGATATTTGATGTTAATAATACCAGTTGATATTATTACGATATGCATGAGGTGAGGCTGATCGATCACCAGCCTCGTATGTTGGGTTTATGCAAATAGCTTTAGTTTTTGTGATTGACAGAATAAAACCTTGGCGACTATACGCAGTAAAGACATTTCCTCTTTGTCGATATACCATGCCTCATAGTGAGAGTTATCCGATAATACCGCCATTTTATAGCCTTGCATCTGTAGGCGCTTTACGTGCAAACAATGACCAAGTACAAACAAGTAAATACCATCACCATCAAAGTGTTGAGAGGTTATATCAACAAAAATTTGATCCCCAGGCTCTATCGTATCCGCCATGCTATCGCCGTAGACAGAGATTACCTTGATTGCATCAGGGGTACGGTTGTTAAACAGCATTTGAGCTTGTTTTGGTGTGTACTCAATAGCATTGACTGTCTGCTTAAATTCAGCTGAAAACACATCTTCTCCCCCTGAAAGGCTTTCTATATCCAAGGCATCAACTCTGAAAACCTTATTTTGCTGAACAGAGATAGGCAAGGTGTTAGCCATTCCAGAATCAGGGGCGCCGACACCTCGCTCTAACCATGCCACTGAGACATCTAGCGCCTCAGCTATCGCCAGAATTTTCCTTGTAGAAGTAGCCTTACCTGAAGTTAGTTTCTGTATTGCCCCCTGAGTGACACCTACTTTTTGCGCTAAATGCATCTGCGTAAGCCCTCGAAGGGAAAGTGCATACTTAAGCCTTTGCGCTAATGTTTCATGTTCCATGACTGATCCTCAAATTGAAATATTACTCAATTTTAATCTCAAGGTATTAAAAAAACAATTTTATCGCACTTGCCTTGAAAATACTTAAGGATTAATATAAATACCAAAGTATTTTTGTGAGGATGTGTAATGAAAGAAAAGTCTTACGTATCACCAATTTATAGAGCGGTGAGTATTGCAGGAGGTCAGACGGCGCTTGCGAGACAAATTGGAGTAACTCAAGGGGCTGTTTGGAAATGGCTTAGGGGATTGAAGAGAGTTTCACCTGAGCACGCGGTCGCAATAACGGAAGCCACCAACGGTGCAGTCCAAGCCCATGAGCTACGCCCCGATCTGCCTAAAGTTTTCCCACCACCCGAGGTGCCCCATGAATAACTTCCAGTTGCTGGTGGTTTATGCACTGGCGTTCTTGACCCCTATTTGGGGTGTGTGGGTATGGTCTGTGGTGGGGTTTTCGTGATGTCGGCTTTTTCTGATTACATCAAAGTCACCATGCCATCGCTCTTTTACCCTGACGATGGCGCATGGATTCAGGAAATGCTGGCAAAACTGCGGGCAAGCACCCGATCGAAGATCACCGCTAAGTATTCAGAAGTGTATCAGGCGGCATGGGACAACGAACCCGTTTCATACCGCAAAGACAATGCAGCCAGACGGGCGGCCAATATCCGGCTCAGGGAGTTCGTCGTGAAGTATGAGAGAGCGGCACAGGGTTATACAGCAAAGCCGATAGCCGTTAACCAGTAACAAAAAATTTGGAGTTCGCATGTATCACTTTGCTAGTACAAGCAGGAGTGGCATATGGGGAAGAGGGGAAAACTTTCTAGGGGGGTAAGGGGGGTGATCTTTGAAAGGGGGTGTTAGGGAAGGCACAGCCAAAGGAGTGGTACATAGCTTAATTAGATCACTATAGGGATAACAAAAGTCGAGCAGACGTTTAGACGTCCAAGTGAAGAAAAAAGAGTCTTTCTCTGGCAGTGGGAATATTCAATTGGGGGGGTATCAATGTTAAGCAGGAATGGAAATGTAAAGGGAAGCAAGAGACCGAACGGCGCGACTTTGGCGAGTAATTCCGTATCGGCTCTTGCTGGGGAAATCGTAAGTAAACAAGTTTCCGTGGCTGATTATGACACTAATTTCTCATTAGAGGAATGGCGTCCGGTGACAATTGAAGAATTTAGTAATAGCTATGAGATTAGTAGTTTAGGGCGGATTCGCAGTCTTGATCGGTATGTTCCTGAAGATATTAAAACTCGAAAGGTTCAAGGTTGCGTTCTAAAGACCAGATTGCGCAAAGATGGTTACCTAGGGATAAATTTGAGTGTCAATGGCACTCAATCTCAGCTTACTGTTCACCGCTTGATTGCAATGACCTTCATTGAGAATAAAGACAAGCATCCCTGCGTCAATCATAAAAATGGCATCAAAACAGATAACCGCGTCTGCAACCTTGAGTGGGTTACATATTAGCAGAACATGGATCACGCAATCACCAACGGATTGATAAACGTTACAGGTTCAAATAATGCGCAATTTAAGGGCATTATCAGGGCGACAGATATCATGACTGGCAAGCAGGTTGATTTTATAGGTAAAAAATCACTCATCGCATCAGGATTAAGTTCCCCTGCTGTATATGCCTGCCTGAATGGGAGAGCCAAAACCCATAAAGGTTATCGTTTTGAGCGTATTTCGTTGGAGAGGAAATCATGCTAGAAATTACCCCCAACTTCGCGCAAGAGCGTAGCTTAAGCCTGTTGCGGCAGTGCTGGAAACAACACCGTACTTTCATGGTGTACAGCCCAACAGGTTCAGGCAAGACCGGACTGGCGGCTTTTATCACTGACGGTTACGTCTCTCGCGGGATGCGCATCATGTTCTGTGTGCCTTATACGATCCTCGTAGACCAGACGGCAACCCGCTTTATTGAGTACGGCTTGCCAGAAGATGAAATCAGTTATGTCTGGCGTGACCACCCGAATTATGACCCAACACGGCTCATTCAGATCGCGTCAGCCGATACCATCATCCGCCGTGAGTTTCCTGACAATATCGATTTGTTAATCATTGACGAGGCGCACTTGCGCCGTAATCGGATACTGGAAATTATCCGTGACAGTGACATACCCGTAGTTGGGTTGTCGGGCACACCCTTTGCGCCGTTCTTGGGGACTTACTACGAAAAACTGATTAAGCCTACCACGATGAAAGAACTGATTCAGCGCGGAGATCTGAGCCAGTATGAATTCTATGCCCCTACTAAACCTGATTTAACCGGGGTGAAATCATCTCAAAGCGCTGAGTACGGCAGCGACTACAAAGAAGACGAAATCGCCGAAATCATGTGCGGGGCTGATCTGGTGGGGGATATCGTCAGTAACTGGCTGGCAAACGGAAGGAACCAGCCAACTATCTGCTTTTGTGTCACGGTCAGCCATGCCAACTTTGTGACCGTAGAATTCAATCGGGCGGGGGTTAATGCTGAGATCATTACAGCTCAGACACCTCATGAAGATCGCCAGATTATTATTCATCGCTTTGAGCAGGGCGCAACGAAAATCATCGTCAATGTGGGCGTGCTGGTGGCGGGTTTTGACAGTGACGTGCGGTGCATCATTTACGCCCGTCCTACTAAGTCAGAAATCCGCTGGCTCCAGTCAATCGGCAGAGGCTTACGTACCGCCAAGGGTAAGGACCGGTGCGTCATTCTGGATCACTCCGGTACTGTTCACCGCCTCGGCTATCCCGACGATATCGAATATGACGAACTGCCCCGCAAGAACGACGGCATGAAAACCCACGCCAGTCACCGGGAGCAGGAAAAGCACGAGAAATTACCGAAAGAGTGTTCATCCTGTCATTACATGAAGCCCGCTGGCGTTTATGTCTGTCCGAAGTGTGGTTTTAAGCCACTGGCAGGCGAGGATGTTGAGGTGGATACCAGCCGCACTATTCAGAAGCTCAGCAAGAAAGAACGCGTCTACACCCAGGCTGAAAAGCAGAGTTTCTATTCACAGCTGAAATATTACCAGAACCAGCGGGCTTCACAGGGTAAGGCGGTCAGTGATGGCTGGGTATCCAACACGTTTAAAGACAAATTCGGCATCTGGCCGTGTGGGTTCCATGACGCCCCGCAGGAACTGACACCCGAAGTGAATAACTTCATCAAACATAAGCAAATTGCGTGGGCGAAAAGCCGTCAGAAAGCAAAACAACCGCAACAAGAGCAGCAAGGGCTAAACCTTGAAGTGGCCCGCCATAAGGTACGTGAAATACGTGAAAAATTAGGTACACCATCATATCAGGGAGATACACAGTGAACAGAATAAAAACCGCTGATGCTGTTATCGGTCGCTGGCCTGAAATCTTCGCTTATTACAAATTGCCGCCCGTGACAGGGAAAAAGCACTTTAAAGGTAACTGCCCCATCTGCAAGCGAAAGGGAAAATTCAGAATTGATAACCAGAAAGGGCGAGGGACATTCATTTGTGCCTGCAATGCGGGTGATGGCTGGGCGTTGCTTCGACTGACTCAAGGCAAGGACTACAAGACTCTGGCCGATGAGATTGATCTGCTACTGGGTATCCAGTCCGATAAACGCAGCGTGGTGAAAAAAGAGACGAACATCACCACGTTCAGAAACAGAGTCACTGGCTGCTACGCTGGTTTACCCGGCCTGAAAGGGACATCGGGCGAGGCCTACCTGAGAAACCGGGGCATTCACGTTCTGCCTGCCGACAATGTGCGGTATTGCGCCGAACAACCAGTGCATAACGGAACACTGCAAGCAATATGGGCGCTGGCTACCGATTCAAAAGGGCTGGCGTGCTACCTGCATCGGACGTATTTAGACGGGGATCGAAAAGCCTCGCTAGACGTTGTTAAGAAAATGAACTCATTACAAGAAGATAGTTATTTGGCACACGTTCAATCGGTGGCTATCCGTCTTTTTCCGGTCGATTCAACGCTGGGTATTGCAGAAGGGATCGAGACAGCACTGTCCTGTAAGCAAATTTACGGTGTCAATACCTGGTCAACCATGAATGCCGGGCACATGGCGAAATTCATTGCCCCGCAGGGGGTGAAACACCTCGTTGTCTTTGCCGATACCGACTGGAGCGCGACAGGTCACGCAGCTGCGATGGAGTGCGCCCGCAAGAATTTATCCGCCCATAACGACGTAGAAAAGGTCAGTGTTCGCTGGCCGGACAATGGCGACTTCAACGACATGCTCCAGAACGGGAATGAAGCGAGAGAGTTGATATTTATGAAAAAAGCACGGGAGATAGCGTAACAATGAAACTCGAATCAGCCCTGAAACACTTTCACCCGAAAACACCGACTTTTAGTGATGCTTCCACCAGTACCGCACCGGACAGAATGAAAGGCATGGATACCGCAGCGGCTTTAGGGATGGCTGAATCACAGGCGAAGTTTGGCATAACGGCCTTTTTTGCCAAAAACAACGTCAGTAATGAAGACAAATTCAGCACCGTAGAAGAACTGACCCGATACGCAAGGCGAACTGTACCGAAACTAATCTCGAAGACCGCAGGGAATAAACTGGGGCAATGTCTGGTGATCTTGTCCAAGATGGCGTTTGAGAATTACGCCCGTTCAGCCGCGTCAACCTGTCAGTGCTCGGAGTGCCAAGGTAAGGGGATTATTTGCAGAGTGAAAGCCGTGGTGAAGCACTCAGGCATCACGAACATTGATGGGGTGGTGATCGTTGAGCCAAATATCAAAGATGAGCCGGTGGACGAATTGTGCCAAGCCTGCAACGGGAAAGGCATTCTGTCAAATCGTTGTCGCTGCAAGGGACGTGGCTTGGTGCTTAATGAGGAACAGACAGCATTGCAGGGTATACCCGTTCATAAAATCTGCCCGCGATGTTCGGGGCGAGGTTACAGCAAAGTGCCTTCGTCGGTGGCTTACACAGCAATCAAGGCTTACTTGCCGGAGCTGAACGAAAGAACATGGCGGCGGAACTGGAAGCCCTTTTATCAGAAGCTGGTGGAGAAGTGCTATACGGAAGAAAAGCGAGCAGAAGTTGCATTCAATGCGGTGACAAAATAAACCGTTGCATTTTGTCCGGCCTTGGTCTAACATCTTCAAATAGTGGGAACTTGTAACTATACTCACTACGAATTTTCAAGCCTCGCTTCGGCGGGGTTTTTTATTGCCAGAAAATCAGATAAGAGTTGCCATTCCCTTTGGTTGGAATTGCATGTGTAGTATGATAACGTTATTGATATGTAACCATTTGGAGTGTGGTATGTTAATTTCGTTAGTTGATATAAATAAGGACAATTATGAAGCTGTCTGCGATCTATCTGTAACTGATGAACAGCTAGAATATATTGCGGAAAATGTGTTTTCTCTTGCTGAATCAAAGTTTTTTCCTTCATACGAAACTCGCGCGATTTGTTTGGATGGTACGCCTGTTGGTTTTTTTATGTGGGTACCCTCTGATACTGGACAAAAAACAACTATTTGGCGGTTTATGGTGGATAAAAACCATCAAAAGAAAGGCATAGGACGTAAAGCGTTATCACTGGCTATTGAGGAAATAGGGCGCACAGATAAGCTGGAAGAAATAGAAATCACTTATGATCCAAGTAATCTTGCTGTGAAAAATTTTTATGCTAGTTTCGGCTTTATTGAAACAGGTATAGATGAAGAAGCTCAAGAAATGCTAGCGATTATAAAAGTATAGTGCAAATTCATCTCTCAGTAATTCCGAATAACTCAATAGGTGAAGTATGTATGACGAATTCGAATGGGTATAAGTGCTCAATCTATACCCTGAATTCCATAGCCTCGCACTCGTGGGGTTTTTTTATACCTGAAATAAACATAAGACTTGCTGTTGCTATCGGTCAGAGTTACATGTGTGTTTATGCACAATAACTGACCAAAGGTTTAAATTATCATGCTAAAACATGACGATATGAAAACAGCAGCCGCCTGCGTTTTAGAAACCGTGCCCTTGTATGACTGGGCGTCTGTTTCCGATATTTCCACCCTGACGGGGCTATCCACGCCACGTTGCCAATTAATGTTAACTCAATTTTGTCTGGCTGGCCTGATGGAAAGCCGGGACGACGACACGTTTTTCAAACGTTGCCCCTGATGGGGTAATGCCTTAAGCGGTGAAATGAACGGCGGGTGGATTCGTAGCACTCGCCTTTCCTGTCGCTTTCCGGAGAGCCAGTCAGCGTCGATTTCGGGAAGGATATTGTGAATTTAAGTGGTATCACATTAATTAACGACGACTCGCTAAATTTTATCAAAAGGTTACCGGACAATTACATCGACCTAATAGCCACTGACCCGCCGTACTTTCGCGTAAAAGACTGTTGCTGGGATAACCAGTGGTCAGATGCTACCGCCTACCTTGCGTGGCTGGACGAATTGCTGGCCGAGTTCTGGCGGGTACTGAAACCGAACGGCAGCCTGTATATGTTTTGCGGTTCCCGTCTGGCCGCTGATACGGAATTGCTGGTACGGGAACGGTTTAACGTGTTGAACCACATTATCTGGGCGAAACCGTCTGGCCCGTGGCGCAGACAGAACAAAGAAAGTCTGCGGATGTATTTTCCGGCAACCGAACGCATTATTTTTGCTGAACATTATCAGGGACCCTATCACCCGAAAGGTGATGGCTATTTCCGCCAATGCAGGGAACTGAAACAGTCGGTATTTAAACCGCTGATCGATTATTTCCGTGATGCCCGAAAAGTGTTAGGCATCACGGCGAAAGAGATTCACGCAGCAACTGGTAAGCAGATGGCCAATCACTGGTTTAATGACAGCCAGTGGCAGTTACCCAATGAAACTGACTACCAAAAGTTACAGGTGCTATTTAACCGTATCGCCAACGAAAAACACCAGCGCGGCGAACTGAATAAGCCGTATTCTAATTTGGTGGAATCACACCAGTTTCTATCGCAGCAGTATGACGAATTACGGCAGGAATACGGCTTAATGCGCCGTTCGTTCACGGTCACAGCCGCCGTACCTTATACCGACGTTTGGCAGTTTGCGCCGGTACAATATTATCCGGGCAAATACCCGTGCGAAAAGCCAGCTGATTTGATGGCACATATTATCCAATCCAGCAGCCGCGAAGGGGATCTGGTAGCCGATTTCTTTATGGGTTCTGGTGCAACACTGAAAGCGGCTTTGAAACTCAATCGCCGTGTATTGGGTGTGGAACTGGAAGAAGCACGGTTTAAGCAGACTGAGCAAGAGATCAACGACCAGTTGTCAACTCAGAGCTGACAGCTCGATCGGGGTTGGACAGCACCTATATCGTAGCTAAATCAGTATATTAGGTTTGATTTTAGTTGATGTGAGCAGCACCTCGAATGGGTATAGAGAGTATCCCATGAAAGATGAATTCGATGGCTTTATCCAACCTCTGCAAAAAATGCAGTAGTTCAAAATCCCGCAAGTTCGGGATGTTTAGATTAATATTCCAATTTCTCGATATGGGAAATCCCATAACGGAACAAATTCATACAGTTAAGGCTGCGCTATTTGCGTGGCCTTTTTTGCATCATGGCTTAAATTTTTTTCAAAAATTTTCTTAATGGTTCCAAATCCTTAACGGTCTCTTTCGGGTTAAGAACATCAAAAAAGTTAAGAAAGACCACATAATCAGATGGATGAGTATCGTGATAGTGTTGAATCTTGACTGTTTTATTGTGAGCACGTTTGTATGACTCAATAGCAAGCTTAAGTTTTTTCATTTTCTTTTCTGGAATGAGAGCGAGTAACTTATCAAAATCTTGTTTGTTTAGCGTTTGGAATGGATAGCGACCAGATTCTATTAAGGTGATTTCCCTGGTGAGCTTTACTAATACCTCATTAGATATCTTCCTGCGTTCCTTTTTATCTTGATCTTTCTTGTTTGCAAGGTAGAGAACAACAGGGATTAGCACGCCGATCACAGCAATAGCAATTTCAATTGTCATGAGGTATTCCTATGGAAATATCCATAATCACGTTAATTTCGCTTAGTGTATCAATGTTCAGTTTTGGTTGCGTGTTTGGGTTCATTATAAAATGACTGATATGTCATATTGGCAATATGAACAACCAAGGTCGCTGAGGCGGCCTTTTTTTTATTTTGATCACAGTTAAATTTTTCTAAAGGTGGTAATCATGAGCGTTCTATTGGGATATAGCGAGACAAAAACCATGATCACCTATGAAGACTTACAAAAAACCGCAGAGGAAGCCAATGAAAAAAGGTTCACTCATGCAGAAATGTTAAGGCAAAGTATCCGTAATTTTATTGAACACTACAGGCATTCTCTTGCTATCGCTGACCCGATGTTCAGGGGTCACAATGGTCAGCAAGAAAAAATCGTCACACTCGGTATTAACGATAATGGTGTATTCAGGGAAAAATATCTGCATGAACTCAAGCTATCGGATGATTTTAGTTTGTCATTTCATATCAGAACGATTATCACAACAAAAGACCCCCAATCTACATGGGTTACATCACCAATAACGGTAAGCAGGCAATCAGAGGTTGTCACGTTTGCTTTCACTGATGACACTGAAACAATATCATGCCGCATTCCACAAGGTAATTTATTAAGTGTCTATGATGAAGCGGTAGATACACTGAAATTGTTAATACTGAATCTTATTAAACAAATGGCACCAGAATAACCACTTTCCGTTTTTTCTCCCTCATTTGAGGGGTGAAAATAAGAAGTGGTCATCAATGGTATTAACAGAATTCGCCACCGCAATCACTCCCAGAACCTCAGTATCTCCTATTGCGGCTGGCAGCCTATTAACTCACTAGCGAGGTGAATGATGGAAAAGCGTATTGAAGAGTTAGAGAAAAAAGTTGAAAGGTTAGAAAAACAGCTCATTCAATTACAGGGGGTAATGAGCTGCTCAATAAGTTCAATACATCAACAAATTAAAGAGATTAAGTCTAGCTCTCTAATTCTGTCTTGATATTCTTAAGATACTGCAAGTAGGCCATTTCTCCTATTTCATTGATAGTTTTATCTAAAATATCTTCACTTTTTATACCAAGACCAATAAAAACCTGTCCAGCAGACGTATGCATACCAACATGAATAGTTGCTTGGAATGGCGGTTTTAGCCCGATTACAGTATCTAAGTCATTAATGTTGTTGATCGTATATTTTTTCATAAACACATCCCCCGAAGCTAATCAGCCGTCGCTTCGGTTAGTTGACATTTGGCTGATCTAACAGCTTACCTTAACCATCAACCCATTATTTTTAACCGACTCACACCATCGTTCACCCCACGGACGCCCATTGTTCAAATGGGGTGGAATATGAAGATGAAAGAAAATCCTGATATCTGGGTACAACTCGGAGACTGGCTCATATCGGTAAGGGAGCAAGGTATCTGGGCAACTCTCGCCGGAACAATGGCATTTTTCCGAGGCCGCTACAACGGTGGCGGCTGGGTAAAGGTCTCAATCGACACCTTTATGTGCGCCATGTTCGCCTGGTTCATTCGTGATGTATTAAATCTGTTCGGTCTGAATCCTGACTTGGCCTACATCGGCAGTGTGGTGATTGGCTATCTGGGGACAGATTTCATTGGCCAATTGCTGCGTAAGATGGCAGAGAAAAGAGCGGGGGTAAAAATTGATGAGCCAAAACAGTGAATTAGTATTTGGTGCGAGCTTTTCTTATATAACAGAGCTGCTACATCAATTTCGCCGCTGGCGGGTGTTGCACAGGCTGAGAAAACATTGGCGTGATGATCAGTTCTTTGTAAAGCTCGCTCGTGAACCTCGGTACAAATGGATACGTGACTATTTTAATTTTTACGAACGTTACCAATTTCTCAGGTTACTGACAGAACATGAACAACAACGGGGAATAATCTGATGAGCAGAGGTATTAGCAATAACAACCCGGGCAATATTGACCACAATCCCGCTAATAAGTGGCAGGGTCAAATTGGAATCAAAACAGGGGTAAAAAACCCTCGGTTCTGTCTGTTTGAATCACCGGATATGGTATCCGGGCACTCATGAAGTTGCTGACCAATTACCACAAGAACGGTTATCAGAGTGTGGCCAAGATGATAGACCGCTGGGCGCCGACCAATGAAAACAACACCTCAGCCTATATCAAGGGTGTTGCTAAGGCACTGAATGTCGATCCGAATCAGGTTCTGGACATCAATAAACCCACGCTGATTGCGCTGGCTAAGTCCATCATCCGGCACGAGAACGGCAAACAGCCTTATTCGGATGACATCTTCACACGGGCATTTGAGATGCTATGAGATTCAACAGCCAGTACTTCACCCTCGGTGCTTTTGCTGTCGTCGCTGGCCTGCTCTGGTTCTATTACAGTGAGTATCAGGACAAGGCCGAAAAATACTGTAGGTTAGAGCTACAGTATGACGAACAGGTCACCATCAATACCACCCAGCAAGCGCGCATCCAGCAACTCGCAGAACTAGATACCCGACACACTCAGGAACTCGCCAATGCCAAGACTGAAATCGATACTTTGCGCACTGATGTTGCCGCTGGTCGTCGCAAGTTGCGCATTAAAGCCACCTGTCCCGTGTCTGAAACCACTCCCTCCGGCAGCGTGGGCGCTACAACCACCGTCGAACTCACTGGAGAAACTGGAGCAACTGTTCTCGATATCCGAGAAGGCATCATTAACGACCGGGCAAAAATAAGATATTTGCAGGATTATGTTAAAACACAGTGCAGGTAAATAAAGATGCGTGAATTACCAAGAGGCGTGTACAAAACTAATCGGAAAATACATAACCAGGCATTCAAATATCGGCAATTAAAATATTATCAATATTCAACGGTGGTCGTCGGTGATACCACTGCATTGAATATTCATGTGTACAAATGGTTTATATTGTTAATTGCCATTCCAATGTTGATTTATGGCTCAATTGTGGTTGGGCTGATGCCGGTATTCAGAGAACTGCGTGATGTATGGTGGGAACCCGTAAAATTTGACACTATACGTCAAATTCCCGATGGTTTATTGAGATATGGAAAATAGCACCTCACCACCTCAGAGCAAATGATACAGGGGTGGTGGGAGTAAATACCGTGTCATGACGAGAGGACGGCGGGAATGCTACCGTCCTGCTTGGTTTTATTATAAACACAATGCGTAATTCCACACCCCTGGATACACTTTTGTGCACTGAGCTAAACAGCTCGCCCATGCTGAGCTGGCAGGAGGAAATATTGAGCAAGTCATGGCATAAGTCTGCATTGAAGCTAAAAATGTAGCGCCTGCCAACAGGCAAAGAATAATGAACTTTTTCATTTTACTCACCCCATTTCACTAACAACAACAAAAACCAATCAACCTAGTAAACCCATTTCCACACAATAACAAGCGAATAATGCTTAACAATTAATTACCATTTGAAACTAAATGAAATATTTCGGTGTCCATTCCCTGAGTGGGGCAGGTGTATGTTAGAGGGCGGTGTCAGTGGGATAGTTTCTCTCTGTAATCGCTTTGCGATTATATCCAACCAAAGTGATTAAAAAGTGATCTGCATAACATTTACTGCCATCCGTTAACGCGGGTGGCATTTTTATTTACAACTGTTGGGAAAATCCCAATGGTTGATTTATGTGCTGGACAAAAACAATAAATCCACAGTATCTCAATGTCTTAATTGGACATAACGGGCTGGATAAAACGAGTTAATCCATTGTTTCAAAGCCGCTGCTTTGTGCGCACCTCTATCGGGAATATCGATATCGATACTCCTTTGCGTCGGGTTATCGCCGTCTGTTTGTATTAGCTACGACATGTCTCCTTGCCATCGAGCGTACAGACAGAATCAAAAATAACCCATGCCCCCGAGGAAGACGGGTCATTATCAGCAACATCCGCTGTAGGCAGGCGAAGGGGTGTGACAGCCGGAGAGACGGCCTGCATTGCCATCATAATTCACCGAGTTGTGATCGCCATGTAGTCGAAGAGCCAAAGTCCGATAATTGAATATTGGACGATAAGTTACTTGCTGAATGTTTTTTCAGCATTTTATATAACCACCGTGCAAAAACTGTCGGGGTTATATCAACCAGACCAGTTAATTATTCTGATTTATGGAGAGCAAACATGTCACAAGGTACAGCAACATCCACATTCACTGTCGGTATCCAATACGACACGGAAACATTAAGCCCGCTTGAATCACAGCCAGAACACATTGCTGAACTGTTGGATCGCATTGATGGGCGGCGTGAGGCTGGCATGAAGCTGTCAACAGATAACAATGCTAAGGCTGGGGTTACTGCCGATAGCTTTAAGGTCTTTAATGTGGCAAGCGGGGTGACTTACTTGGGTTCAGCGGTTATTGATGCAACCAAGCTAAACAAAGCCCACGACGATCACCTCCGCTATATCATCCGTGAAGAGATACGCCAGTTTGTTGCACACGAGAGTGAACGCGGTGGGCTGTTCTCGAAGTGGTGACGCCATGCCGCCCCGCATCCCCCGAGCCTGCCGCAAACGTGGCTGCCCTAAAACCACTACCGACCGCTCAGGCTACTGTAACGATCATTTGCACACAGGCTGGCAGAACCACCAGCAAGGCAAGAATCGACATGAACGAGGTTATGGCAG